TGCCGCATCGAATACGCTACCCCAATCCACCAAAGCATACGCCAGTACCCCAATCGCCGCGGCTGCTACGAGAACGGGCGCTCCTATTGCCCCGATGGCAGCCACAAGACCACCAACCGCGGGAAGGGCAAAACCAACCGCCACAAGAACTGGGCCAAGCGCGGCCGCCAACGCTGCGGCCACAACGATTACTTTTTTCATGGCGGGATCCATCTCTCGGAACTTGGACACGAGTGATGTAAGTGGACCCTCGACCAGACCGCGGACGATCGGTCCTAAAATGTCAGAGAATTGGAGTTGGACTTCTTCCCACAAAGATCCCAGCCTCTTCAGGACGCCCCAGAGAGAATCCGTCTGAGTGGCTGCCATGTCCATAGCTTTGTTAGTGCCTGTGATTTCAGCGGTCAGGCTACGCAATGCGGCGCCACCTTGACTCACCGCAGCCATCACACCCGGGCCGGCCTCCACTCCGAAAATAGCAGTTGCAGTGGCCGCGTCCATACCAGCTGCGCTAAGAGTGTCTAAAATATCAGCAAAACTGTTTGTAGCTGGGTTAACTTGGTCATATGTAAGTCCAATGCCCTTAAGGGCCATAGTCAGTTTGTCAGAAGGCTTTAGCAAAGCGGCTATAGCGCCACGCAGAGCGGTTCCGCCTTTTTCGCCCTTGTAACCAGCATTTGCATAAAGCCCGAGTGATGCAGTTGTCTCCTCGATCGACCATTTCAGCGCATTCGCCATTGGGCCGACATATACCATACCGTTGCCGAGTTGTTCGATGTTAGTGTTTGTTTTAGCCGCCGTCGCCGCAAAGACGTTGGCGACTCGGCCAGTCGACTCAGCCCCCAGGCTGAACTGTGCCAACGTGCTTGTAGTAATTTCAGTCGCTCGTGCCAGGCCCATGTTCCCGGCTGCCGCCAAGTTGAGCGTATCCGACAACGATGCTGTGATTTGGTCAGTATTCATTCCAGAACTGGCCAAAAAGTACATAGCGTCCGCTGCCTGGCTAGCAGAGAAAACCGTGGTGGCTCCGGCATCTCGGGCGGTTTGGGTGAGCGAAACCAACGCCGCCTCGCCTCCGCCGGTAACCGAGGCAACGTTCGCCATCGACTGTTCGAAATCGGCGCCGGTCTTGACGAAGAGTGCGCCTAGGCCAACCACCGGAGCAGTAATGCCGATAGCAAGCGATTTCCCGACATTTCCGATACGGTCCCCTAGGCCAGAGATTTTATCGCCAAAAGATTGAAATCGGCCCTCTGCCTTGTCTAAGCCAGAGCCGAATTCTTTATCGTCGAGCCGCAGCTTCGCGTAGATATCGCCAACTTCGATTGACATGGTTAGGAAAGATCAGGATGTTTCAGCCCTTTGGCCGCGCATTCGTATAGAAGTTCTTCATCGGTGAGAGAAGAGGTTTCATAGAGGTCTGCAAAATCCGGGTACGTATCAGATGCAAACGCATGGCGGACGAGCAACCCCGCCTCCCATCGTTCGCGGGCGCGTTCCCGCTTACGATCGTTATAGGCTTCGATTTTGTAATTGATCTCGACGGGAGTCAGATCAAGAAATTCTTGAGGAGATAGGTCCAGGGTGCCTATACAGAATCGGGCGACGTCATCCCAATCCCAGCCCTGCGGTCTATCTCCGCCCGGAGATCCTCGATCGATATATGCTCCAGCATTTTTTTGTTCTTCTCCGCATCGATCTTCGCCAGGGCCTTTTTTGAGTCCATTCCCTGAGACGCGTAGAGAGCTGCTCCAATAGTCTCTTGGAATCTCTGGATCTTATCTCCCTCGTCTAGATCTCCAGATTCCATGTATTCCTCGTAGAGATCAATAGCATCATCCAGAGAAATCTTGGGGTTCTCCCACTTGAGGCCATGCTGAAGTAGCCAGATCTGACCCTCGACCGATGGAATTGCGAACGAAAGGATGTTCGCAAGAGCCATTTTACCAGGTCGGCCCAAAAAGAGCTTTCCGGCGGCCTGCTCCATAGCGATCAGTTCTCTCGCCGGATATCTGAGATGGATCTCGTTGTCCCCAACCATCAACGTTTGGAATGTTATTCCATCATCTCCTTCTTGTAGGCTTTCGGCGTCTTCAGCAGTTCTTTGATCGTCGGAAACACTGCCCGCGCCAGTTCTTCGTCATTGATCTCTCGTACTATCTTGGCCCCGCATTTGGGGCAGGTGTCTGTTGTTTTCATTGAATCATCCCTGATGCTCGTAGAGCATACCCTGGCCTCTGAACGTAATCGTCCGCCCGATCAACTCTTTCAGGCTAGACTTGATACTGACCTTCTCCAGTTGACAGAGACCCTCGACTCTTCGCAATGCAGCACCGCTGTCCTCGTAGAGAACGATGATCAGGTCGTCCCCGAGCTGGAACTCAGACGTTCCAGGATCGATTCCGCCAGCCAAGTTGGTGGCACCCATGGCCGTAGGCACGCCCGCGCCCGTCGAGCCGTCTGCGATGTAGGCAGTCACGAGAATGTTCGCATCACCGTCCACATTGACCGCATCTCGTACCTCTTCGGCGGTACTGATTGCCGCACCGCCACCATCCGTCTCCAGGTTGACGGTGATAGCCGTTCCCACCACATCCACTGAGAGTGGGGTTAGGTTTCCAGCTACGGCATAGGTCATCGAAACGTCATCCCCGACAACCCCGATAACATACGCTACGAACGTCAGGTCTTTGTTGGCGCCTTGGGACGTGGTTAGGATTGAATAGGCACCGTCGTTCGCCTTGAGTGATGCGTCGACTCCACCGGCTAGATGAGTGTGGGCCATCGCACTCGGGTTGCCCGTACCATTGCTACCTACGGCAAACGTCGATCTCACCAAAAGCCGCGCTGCTGCATGCTGGTTCACAGCGTCCCGGATCTCTTCGGCGGTACTGTCGGCCACTCCGCCGGGGTCAGTGGTCGCAAGATTGACAACGACCGCATAGGTGCTCTGCACCTCGACCGAAAGCACGGTCCCGACACCAGCCACGACATACTCGACCGAGAGGATATCCCCGGTGAGTCCGTTCAGCAACGAGGTGAACGTCAGGTCCTTATTGGCGCCCTGTGCGGTGCTCAGGCTGCTGTCGACGCACGTAAAGAACCCCTCGACCTGCCCGGAGAACTTGACGATTTCAGATGGCTCGACCACTTCAGCGTCCTCCCCATAGCAAGTGGCATCGATCAGATCCATCTCGGCGTCGATGCTATGAGACCTTGCCCCCCCAATCTGAGAACATGCAAAGTAATAGATGTCGGCCGTAACGGCACCTACTGGAGTCGCTCCCAATCGCACGTATCCGCCGGCATATGCGATTTCAAGTGGGGTCTCGGGAACGGCGTCGTCGTAGATGATTATGGCCTGCGACTTGTCCCAATACTGTTTTGCCGTATCGGTGATCTTGTACCATAGTCCCGAGACCTGCTCCATGGCCTCTCCAGCCGCGTACTGTGCACTCGCGGACGTCTGCATATATATGGCGGCCAGCTTGCCTTTGATTTTGGCCATCGCTGCCACCGCCTACAGTGTCGTCTCTTCAGAGATTGTACCGCTGAACTTACCGCTTGCGTCGAACTCGACCATACCCTTATGAGTCCCCTTTCGGGAATACTTACTCAGATAGAGCGTCCCGGTGATGCCCTTCCCAGTTCCGCCATGCGTCCCTGAATAGATCGCGTCGAACGTCAGCGGGGTCCCGGCGATCAGCTTTCCGAGTAGCCCGCCCTGTGCGGTATCATCTGGATCGTAGAATCCCGAAAACGACATGTCCGCACCATAAATGGTAGGCGTAACCTCTTCCGCCACGTCCCCCATTGCCGTGGTGTCCTCCAAGTTCATGTTTACGTCGATCGACCAGTCCTTGACCTCTGCGATCATGTTGGAACCGTCGTAAAGCTTTCCGTCCTTTCCCTTGACTTTTGTCATGAAATTCACCTTTCAAATACTAAATAGAAATCCACCGAAAACCGATGCCGGAGAGTTCCTTCGTCCTGACCCAAGTAGACCGGAGCGCTCCGCGTCGTCCATACTGTCATAGCTCCAATGTCCAGACCGTCCAGATATTGCCGGATCGCTTCGGCTTTGGCGTAAGCGGCCTGTTTACTGGAGTTTCTGACCTGGATGTATAGGGCGGGTTGATCGATCGGATCTCCCCCCGAAACATGAATAGGCTCTTTCCCGCCACCCAAAATGATGATGATCTGATTCGTGGGCAAGTCGATAAACGCAAACGGGAACACGTCCGTCCCCAACGCCGTGGCGTGCCCACCCGTCACCAGGGCGCCGGTAATGTCTTCGATTAGTGTCACATCTCAAATCCCCCCCAGATCGATATATCGACCGAACGCCACAAGAGCAAATGTTAGTACCGCGATCCCTCCGAAAATGTACCATCTCCAGTTCTCTAATGCACATATCCGGTTATCATGATTTTGTACCGTTTCACATATCCCCCCCACCCCGACGATTTTTTGATTCAAGTGTCCAAGATCGCTATGGATCTGCAGAAGTAGCTCTCGGTCAGTTTTGGGGATGTCTGCCCGGTCCATTCAATCGCCACCTAAGACTGAGAAGGCTCGGTTTGATGTGTGCCGAAGTAGTAGCCTACTATTGCCCCAACGATGGCCTCTCCAAGTTGCTCAGGCCGTACCAGGTAGGCCATGACAATGATTATAGCCAAGATGAACCGTTTGCTGATCAGTTCCTTCTCAACAAAGTCTTTCCAGGTTGTTTCATCTGTCATATTTTGCCCTCAACACGGGATTATTTCCGCATCTTCTCAAGTGCGCACACCGGATTGATCCCGAAGCGGAGCATATATTCCCTCTTCGAATAGAGGCCCGACCCCTCACCAGGACGATAGAGCTTCTTTCCCACATTCTCGATTACCCCGCCCGGAAGCTTTGCCTCCTCGTCGTTCAACAGGGATATACACGGACACCAATCATCACTCTGCTCTTGAACGATGACCCACTCTTCCAGATCGGCCGCCCCTTCTGGAACGTCATCCGGAAGCACAAGCACACGGCAACAATCCGGGCAATGGACCAAAGCTTTGCCACCCATCATGTGGCTGACTGCGAGCTTGATATCTCGATTTGAGATCTCCATCTCGCCTGTGCTTTTCTCATTCTCGCATACTGGACATATCGTTTTTACTACCAGAATATCACTTCCTAAAATTATAATACTCCACGCAATCGTGATGCTACCATGCCTTCAGCCTCTTTTGCATGCCGGTTGAAGGCGTTCTCTAACCACTTGGCCTCGCCAACTGTATGGCTCAGCGTGGCATCCTCATGCTGCCGGATGGCATAGGGCGTGGCCGGACCGCCGTATCCGCCGACCACCTCGCCCGCGTTATCATCTCGTTGGGTGTCTGAGGTAGATCGCATGGTGCCTTTGTCGACCGGGCAATGCTCGTCGGCATCCGGCATGATGGCGCCACGCATGCATTCCTCCAAGCCGCCCATTGCAGCTTTGCGGGCCGCGGCCTTCAGGGCTGCGCCTTTCCAGTTGATCTTGACGCTCAAGTGTAAACCACCGTCACATAGGCAGCGCCCTTTTCGTCCACCTGCCTTTCCACTCGGATAATCGGCGGGCTCCGGCCATCGAAAGTAACCTTGTCCTCGACCCCGACCGAAACCGCGCCATCAAGATAGATCTGGGCATGCGAGACCACTTCGTTGCCTTTTAGGTCACGGATCAGCCGTACTTCTTTTTCGATGTAGCATGTCTTCGATGCAGCAGTAGCATACTGAGGTTCGCCCCAAGAATCGTGGCCGGTGAGCGCTTGGATAGAGACAGACTGGTTCAGTTCGGCACTGAAGTCGTCAATCAGGCTCATATTACCTTGGTTTTGTCCTTTTTCTTTTTCTCGTCGTCAACCACCGTCACCAATTCTTGGAGCTTCGGCACCAAGTCGGCCTTCGCCTTGGCCGCGTTGGCAACCGCCTGCTCTCGCAGAGCCGCGATCTGATCATCTGTCGGGATGCGATTTGTGATCAGCAAACCGAGTGCTATATCATCCAGTCGCTTCTTACCATCCTCAGTCAACGGTTCCTTAGCCAAGAAATCCCGCCTCCTGGATAGCCATGTCCTGGGCAAGCTGGACGATGTAATCCTTGGCCTGCTCCAAGAAGTAATCTACCGCCTCATCACCCGGCTGGACTCCGACCGGCAATGTGTAATCAAATCGACACGCGTCGTAGACGTATCCGTCGTCGGTAATCTGCTCATTCCAGCGGACGTGGAGATCTTTGATGACGGCCCCGCCAGATGCGACCTTCTCGATCGGGCCTCGATCATACCAAATCAATGGTTTGTGGCATCGTTCGATCATATTTTAGCAACTCCTTGATACGCGATCCCCGGATTCCAAGGATCATTATGGATACCTCCACTACGTTTTTTAGTTCCGCATTTGAATAAATGTATTTGTTCGCTAAATTATAGCTATTGCAATAGCGTAACCATCCTAGGATTGAAACAATCGAGCTAATGATATGCTGAGGTCCAAACGTTTCGGGACGGGAGACGATGGCATTGACCTTTCTTCGGAGGCGTTTTGCTGAGCTCTTTCGTAAAAGGGAATAATCCCTATACGTCCGATATCCCAAGAAATCTATGCCCTGGGTATCGACTTTGAAAATGCCGCTCTTAGGGTTGATCCGCAAAGCCATTTTGTCCTCCAGATACGCCTCGATCTTTAATTTCAAATCAACCAGATATTTATGATCTTGACTGAGGATCACACCATCATCCCCATATCGGATGTAATATCTGGCATGGCAACGTTCTTTTAGCCAATGATCAAACTCGTTTAGGTACACATTAGCAAAGTATTGTGATAAGTAGTTACCAATGGGGATATTCTTATTCCCACCAGGACTACGAACGATCTCTTCCAAGAGCCATAACGTATCTCTGCACTTAATTTTTTTCGTTATTAGCGATAATAATATATCATGATCTACCGACGGGTAGAACTTGCTAATATCGAATTTCAGGCAGTATTTGGTCTTATCAACGTCATGCAAAAACTGTTGTAAACGAAAGAGCCCGGCATGAATACCTTTCCCAGGAATAGCTGAATATACATCGAAGATGAACATATTATCCCAAATCGGTTGCAAGACATTCATTATACCGTGGTGAACAATACGATCTGGGTAGTATGGCAACTTATAAATCAGCCTCTCCTTTGGCTCATGTACCATTTTGGTTGTGTATGGTGAGGTTGTGTAAGCTTTTTGAACGAGTAACTCCTGCAAGAGCCGTAGATGGCGCTCTGGGTCTGCATTGACACGTTGCACATCAGTATAGTGACTCTTGCTCCTCCTGGCCCTAATATGGGCATGCATTAGGTTATCATAATCCGTGATCTTTTCGTACAAATTGTTATATCGCTTCATGTAATAGCCCCGTCAGATCGCAGAGCGTTCTCTGTTCAGATACCAGCACTACGACCTAACTCAGAGCGTTGTATTCGACCACATGGTGCTTGATGAATCGCTATTCGGGGCTATACTCGTTGCCACGAGTTCAAGGTGCCTGCTGATATTCCGATTCGAATTCGAAGCCGTGTTATTCGCATTCTGATAACTGACTCCTGCATTCGTGCCATTGTTCCAATTGCTGCTGACATGCAAGACCGCGCGACCCACCAAATCCTATCAATTTAGGACAAGGAATACGATTTTCCAACTTTTGTAACCTTAGCCAAGAACGGTAAATGTTCGCTGTATTTCTGCAGTTGCTCGATAATTGTGCGAGAACTTGTAAAAATCACGCACAGCATCCCGTCGGCTTCGAACTGCATCGTTATGTAGTCGCCGCTGTAGTGCTTGCTCTTGGCTATTCTGAAATTCTTTATCAAAATCTCGACATTTAGGATGTCGTCCAAATGCTTTTTCTCACCACCCAACCGACTGTCCGCCTTCTCAGCAAATTCTGAGAAGCGCTCATATTCAGGCATTCGATCTCCGTTTAAGGGAGGAATTCAAGGCGCCCGCCGATACTCCGACCCGAA